TGGGAATAGTTACCGCCAGTGACGGTAGCCTTGATCATCTTCTTGATCAGGGTCAATTTACCCTGCGTGAATACGTCGATCCCAGAAGACGTGTAGAAGCCGTTGCCGGGAGTGTTGTCCGTGCTCGACTCTTGATAGAGGTTGCCTGCACCCTCGTGGAACGACGCTTGGGAGCGCCTCCACCAACCAGTCAGACTCTGCTCTCCGGGGTCCTCGATGTCGAACTGGTCCTTGCGAACCTTGATCGTCTCCACCGACTGTGGGAGATCCGGCATCGTGGCGAGCATGAACGGAATGCCGCCAATGGCGCAGTCGAACTCACGGCCCTGTCGTGAATACAGGGCCGCAGTGGCGGAAGCAAGTCGCTGACTAAGTGGAGTTGGAAGCCGCTTGGTGAAACCCATCAGCCCGACTCGCTGCCGGAGGTCATCTGGACCGCCCACCAGTCCAATTCAACGGTGCCTGTAATGCTCGCGTTGTCAGTCGTGTAGGCACGGACCGTACAACCAGTTGTGGTTGGGCTCTCAAATCGGAAGCCAAGACGGGCCGAAACGCTCGGCAGGCCACCAGTGAAGAAGATCAGCGGTGTAAGGGTGAATCGGCTCGACGGGAAGGTGATCGTCTGCGTAGCCGACGTTGCCGCAGAGAAGGTGATAGTAACCTTGCCCGCAGCGGACCGGAACACGGTCGTGCCCGGGAAGGTGTTGGTGGCGCTCGACAGGTCCTTGTTAGTCAGCGTCTCAGTACCAGCAAGCGTGGCGAAATCGTTGTCAGTGAGAGCCGTGTTGAACTGTGCGGTCGTACCACTGACCGTATTCGAGCCGAGAGCAACCGTCTTGTTCGTCAGCGTTTGAGTGTCGGACGTGCCGACGACAGTCCCCGTAGGGATCGTTTTGCTGCCAGAGGCGAGTTTGCCAGTGCCGTCCGCTTCCATGAAACGCGACGCAGTGAAGCCGTTGATAGTGTTCGTCGACCCGAGCGTCTTGTTGGTCAACGTCTGTGTTCCAGTGAGCGTGACCAGTGAAGTCGGGAACGAGTTCGATCCTGCGGTCAGGTCCTTGTTCGAGAGCGCTTGGGTATCAGTGGTGCCTACCACGGCACCAGCGAGCCCGTGGACTGCCGTAGAGGCGTTGATGTGCGCATTGGGCTCGCGTACGTCCTGAGCGCTAATGCCATGCTCGACGGCTGCACCGAGGGCGTGTGAGAAGGCGGTCGTGCTGTCGATCGCACGGGTAACCGTGAGCGTGGTGCCCGAGGCGTTGGTGACGGAGACGACTTCCTCAGACGCGGTACCTCTGTCGATGATCAGGGAGTACGGATACTGGATCGGAAACCCGGTGACGGAGGCGACGACGAGCGAGGTCTGACTGTTGGAACAACTCGCTGCCAGCGTGGTTGCTGGCGCGTTAGCGTAGTATCGAATAGCCATCGATTACCTCGTGAAGTTGATGCGAGTAGGTGTGATTTCCAGCAATTTCTTGCGCTCTTCGGCCAACCTCTGCTGGTACATGGCGTACAACTGGTTGGCGATCTTCCCTGCGTCGCCCGCCTGCACCACCTGAGAACGAGACACGTTCTCCACGTATCGCAGGTTCAGCCGTGCGGGATCGAGGAAGCGAACCATGCGAGAGGCGACCTGATAGAGAATCAGGTCGATCCAGTCCTCCTTGAGACCAATCGACGTGAGCGTGTCACTGTTGGAAGCGAACGTCCCGAATGCCGCCTGATAGACAACCCGGATAGTCGAGTTGGGCGGAAGAGAATCAAAGAGGTTGAGCGCCTTACCATTGACCTCAGGAGAACTCGCGTCGAAGGAGTAGTTGTACAGCGGAGCCCAATAGTCTGCGGGATCTCCGGTGGTCTGGAACTTCACGTCCAGCACGTGCCCACAGTCGGCAGGAAGGCTGTATCCCACAGCCGTCGTGCTAGCCACAAGATCAGTAGTCTTGATTTGGTAGAGTTGCGGGTAGAGCCCCAGCACGCACTGGTCAATCGCCTTGCGAATCTCCGAGCGCGGGAACGTCGGGTCGACCAATACCTGAGCATTGGTGCTGTGGGTTGCTGCAGTCGAACCACGGTAGCCGCGACCGTAGGGCGCAATCGTCAGCACGTTTGAGTCGGCAATGGTGACGTAGAGCAGTTCGTCGTCGATCTCGACAATGCCTCGCATCACCTGATCGCTAGAGTCCACGGAGGCACTCGTTACAGAGGCGGTAATGCCCGCCGTCAGGTGAGTGCTGATTTCCTGCACTCCGGTGTACGAGTGGAGCGACGAGGCGATGGTATTAATCAGATCGCCAAGAGTGCTCACTTAGATCAACTCCCGGTGATGGCAGTTGCAGAGAAGGTGAACGAAGGCGTCGTGCCGCCGATGACGTAGTTGAGGCGGGCATAGAGGCCCTTGATCGTGAACTGCTTGACCTTCTTGCCGGTGGCGGTAATCGCCGTGAAAGCGTCAACAGGATCCGCCGTGAACCAACTCACGTTATCCCAAGACCACTCGACGTTCACTGTCATCGTGGGCGACGTACCAGAGACTGCGGTCACGTCAACCATCACCGAAATGGTGTCGAGGCTTCCCTCATCGAAAGCCGTGCTCTGCCCGGTGGCCGTTCGTGCCGCCGAGGTAAGGATCGGCGTTGACTTATACGCCTGAGTTTGTGTAGCCATTATTCTCCTTATGCCTGAAAGGCGGTTCCGGTCTGTTCGCTGATGCGAACAGCGGCCTGTACGTCGTTGGGGCGAGTGCTCTTCGGCTGGATGCCGTACTTGCGAGCCTTGGCATATTCGTCAAGGTTCTTGTCTGCCTTCTTTTGGGCAGTGGCATCCTTGCCCTTCCAGTCCTGCGCATAGGCGACCTTGAGGGACTTGGCACGCACGCAATCGCCCCAAGTGGCGTGGTCCTTGGTGCGGCACGAGGATGAGCAGTTCTCACCCATGGCGAGCCTTCAGTACCTCGATGCGCTTACGGACGCCGCGCATGAAGAGTCGCCGGGGCCATGCGCCGGGATCCCAATGGGTCGACTGCTTGAATGCCTTGGACATGACGTTGTGAGTCGTCACGCCGTGCTTGCCGTCAAGGCGTGCCTTGACGCCTCGGTAGTACGGGGGAATGTCGTAGGCAAGGCAGAGCCGCGCCACGAGGCGCTGAGCCCGCTTGCGCATCATGATGTGCTTCGGACTGAGCCAGCGAGCGAGGTTGAGAAGCGAGGGGAACTCGCACATCTCTACGGCGATCGAGTCCTGATTGAAGCCGCAGTGGTAGGCGACGGTGTGATCACCGACGCACTGGATAACCTCGCCGGGATCGACAATATAGTGAGCCGAGGTCTTGTTGTCCTCGGTGGCGAAGAAGTGCGCCACCTTTCGAGCCCACCCGAAGTCGCACGGGGTCACCGTGGAGTGTAGAACGATGTCCTTCGGAGTCTGAGCGCCGCCCTTCCAGCGGGCGGCAACAAGGTCCGGATGTGGAGCCTGAAATGCGGTCATCATGATCCCCTGATCAGTCGGGTGTGGCGGCGAGGAATGCCGTTGCGGATGGCAGCGCGGACGCGCCTGCGTCCGGCATTGAAGGTTGGGAAGTCCTTGATCGAGCGCACCCAGACACGAGTTCCGTAGCGCTCCTTGACAGCGACGATGTGCTGCCACGGCCAGTCCAGTTCAAACCGCACGTCGTTCTTGGGTTCGAGGTAGGCGATGATCTTGTGCCTCGCACAGATCCGCAGAGCGGCCTCGACTCGGATGATCCGGTAATCGTCATCCTTGCTGCGGAGACGCTGGACTTCTGCCCACGTTAGGTTGCGAACCTGAGCGCGAACGTGAATGCGGTTCAGCGTGTCGATAAAGTCGTCGCGCACCAGCGGTCGCATCCAGTGACAGACGACAATCACGCCATCTGCGGTGATCAGGATGTCTAGATCGATGGCGTCATAACCGAGCCTCGCGGCATTCTTGATGCCACGAATGCTGTTCTCGACGTGCTTCCAGAACGGCCACGAAAGGTGATAGATCTTCAACTCAGTCCACTCCCGAAACCTGCAGCCGTCAGTTCGTTGGCAACCGTGGTGGTCACCGTGTAGACCCGACCCCCCATGAAGAAGTCGGTGCCCTCAGTTCCAGCGGCAGTCAGTTGCTCACTGGAAGGCGTACGGACGCTGGTCAGCGTTCCGTTGATTCGCACGATCGAGTTCGCCCACGTAAGCCGGAAGTAGCACAGAGGCTTGGTATCCGTGCGGATAGGCTCTTCGTGCGTCGGCGGATTGAACGTGGGCATGCAACACTCCTGCGTGCGATGGTTGCTTGGGGAGGGTGAGGGTCCCCCGAGAAAGAGGACCCCCACCCACGACACTCAGAAGGTGTCGATGGAGGAAACAGTCTCCACGCGCCAGAGGGCTTCCTGACGGTAGAGGTTCCAACCGGCAATGCCGTGCCACGACAGCGGGCGGTACCGCATCATCGGGTCAGTAACAGGGCCGATAATCAGGTGCGGCTCAACGGCGACAACCTCGGCAAGAGCCTGCTGACCGAACAGGTAAGTCCGGTAGACGTTCTTGCTGGAAGCACCAGTAGCCGAAACCTTGACTCGCGGCGACTCGATGTAAGAGACACCGCCAAACACACCAACCTGCTCAAGCCAGAGGTTCTCCGGAGCAACGTTGTTGTGCGGGAAACGCCAACCCAACTCGCCGGTCTCACGACGGAAGTCGTAAGCAACGTCAGGGTGGATGAACGCACCAAAGGTGTTGCCACCCATCTTCTCGATCACGTTGTTGCCGCGCATCTTCGCAATGAGGGTTGCGGGAATCTGCGACTTGAAGGTGTCACCCGTGGTCAGGGTGTTTTCAGCCTTCGACGTGCTCGGGACACCAGCGTTGGAACGAGCCACGTTGGTGCCAGCGTCCAACTTCGCGCGAACGCGAAGGTCGACGGACTCCGCCAGATCGCGGGCAACGAGGTTGGCAACAGCCGGATCGATGTCCGAGAACGTAAGCGTGCGGAGCAGCAGGGTGGGGATAACGGTCTTACCCATCTCGTCGATCGTCACCGTAACCGTGGAGGTTGACGGGACGGCCACCGAGTCCGGGTTCACGGTCTCAGAAAGAGTCGTGGTATCCGGGGTAAGGTCGTTGTAGATGTTGAAGACAACCGTGCTGCCGGGGTTGGTCAGCGCGGTGGCTCGGGTATCAGCCACTCGGCGGAAGAGCGGCTCGCTGCGCAACTTGAACGCAACGAGTTTCTCGTAACCAGTCTTGACAAGGTTAAGACCGAGTGAGGTACCCGAGGTAATGTCGGTATAGGCGTTAGCCATTTACCGGCTCCTTTCGGGACTAGAGGGCTAATGCCTCAGTCCACGGGAGCGCTATGTTCCTTGAAGAACTTCATCAGCGCATCCTCAGAATCAATCTTGTCCATTTCTGTGACAAGACTGTCGTGAACCGAAGCGGGAACACCGGATTCGGCAGCGTCCTGAATTTCAGCGAGCGCCTTAGCCTCCGCAGCCAGTTCGGCCTTGCGGAGTTGTATGGCGGGGTCGGCATCGTCAGACGCTTGCACGTCGGGCTCGACAGCCGGTTCCGGGTCCGGAGTGTTCGCAGGGACGCCGAGAAGGTGGGCATACTTGTCCACCCATGCAGCAGCATCCGTGCCATCCGGAATCAGTTCGGCAATCGCCGGATCGAGACCCTTGTCCTTGAGCAGAGCCGCCGTGGACTTCTCTCGTTCCTTGCCCTCAAAAGCCTCACGGAGTTTCTTATTCTCTGCGAGGGTCTCTTCGAGCAGTTTCCGGAGACCTCCACCGCCCCGCTGATCGCCTTCGTTCTCGAAGTCGTCATCGGACCAGTTGTTGTTATAGCCGCTCACGCGGACCTCCCTTGATAGTGGGCCACACATTTCCGAGGGGACAGAAATGTGGCTCCCGTGGTTGTCGCTAGTACGCCCGCCGAGGCGCGACTTGAATCGGCGGGGAGTCTGTGTTAAGGTTGCATCGTGCGCTTGGGGAAGACGCACATGGCTGGCAGAGTCAGCCAACGGCGGGCGGGGATATTTACATTTACATGATCCCCGCCTTGCCCTTGTGCTATGGCGAGACAGGTGCTACGGTTGCGCCGATCCCTCCCTAAAGGATCAGCCCCTCAGTCAGTTCTGTGGATCTCCCAAGAAGCCCTTTGCTGGCTGGGGGGCACCTTCGCAACAATTCAACTTGTAGCCGCAGCGCGGGCAGCGCCAGCGGCAATGAGTTCCATCGAGCGGCTGACCACAGTTATCGCATTCGATCAAGTGGTCAATCTCCGACATCTGTTAGTAGGACTGGCGCTTAGCGGAACCAGTCTCGCCCCGAGATTTGCCGCCGAACG